AAGTATTGAATGCATCTTTGTTCTTAAAAGAACCCTCTCTGAAGTTAACCTTACAAAAAGGTTTAAGAATTGAGGCCCATGAAAACCAAGAATAAGCACGAGCATTTTTGTGATCTTGTACAGTTATTTTGTTGGTCTTCATATAACCACCGCTAAATAATGCGCGGTAAGGTTTGCGAGCGAACGATATGCCAAGCCAAGAAGCAACACCAGCTTTTGAGAGGAAATCGATATAAAGTGGATCAACACTGAGTTTCTTACAAACTTAACCCAGTGCCCCTTATCCTTGCTCACGAATGTATACTCGCTCGTATAGACGACGTGTGACGTCAGCAACGTTGCTCTTGTCAGTAGTGACAAGAGCATCGTCACCAGATGCAAACACTCTATGCTCATAACCACAGCCATGCATTGCATACTCAAGATACATAAGAACCCTTAATGTGTTGCCAAAGGTAGTACGGGTTGCGTGCCCTGAAAAAACGGTACCGTTCACCTTCCCTTTTTCTATAATCCTGCCTTTGTGTCTCAGAATATAGGGTGTTTTTAACATAGTAAGATTATAGAGTAGTTATTCTTTTATAGGATCGTTTAATGCCATACCCCCTTACTCCATCTTGTATATTATATCCATAAATAAGTTGCGTATCATCCTATTATCACAACTCTCGATAAGTGAACTATATTATGCACTGTCATGGCCGGAAGTGTCACCAGCTATAAACCAATGATTTGTCGGAATCAGACCATTACCTTTCTGGAAATAATCTTGTAGATCTGAACTGTTCAAACCATGTATCATACCAGTGTGAGCTGTTTTAAAACAGTCAATCAATATTTGATTGAAAAAACCAGACACAAAGTTCAGCGTTTCATCTTGTTCCCAAATAGCACGTGGGCGTCCGCTTGTTTTGTAACCACGATCAAAGAGTGACACTTCTTTCTACTTAGTGTGTAGAGTCATAACACTCCCTAACTTAAGGGTGCGATATAACTTACGCAGTCCGCGTTTGTATTTCTCTTGTTTGTCAGCGTCGAACTTGGTTAAAAACTTCTCTGCATCCCAGTTATGTGTATTTAAATGTTTGCGCGCAATCTCGGATAGTTCATCAACCCTGCGATGAGCAAAATCGCGAAAGTCTCTGAGTGTCTGTGGATCGGGTGAACTACGCCCACCTCCATGTCTGCCATGTGCCGCATAGAACAAGTTGACAATACAGTTCCCAAAAGTGTAACTCTCAACCTTGTTGCCATCAATATACATAAGTGGTCCTGTTTTTTTGCCATCTGACGGTTTAATACAAGTTGTCTTTGTTGCATGAACAATTTCTCAGTAAATCGACAATCATTCTATTGTCTCTTGGAAAATATGTAGTAGTAACGTTCATGCAAGTTCTCCCAGGTTGAAGAACGTCTTGTTCAAATCGCACGGACTATACGTGTAATTAGTGAAAATCACAAATGTCATTACTCTTACTTGACAATATTTACAATGCATAACTATTCATTTAGTCGCGCTCAAAAGAATTCGGTATAGGAAGACTGTCGAATTCGTGTTGGTCTGGTCGTTTATTAGAAATGTCCATGTTCACTTATTTAAAGTTTGAACGGGGAGCTGGCTTAAACAAATTACCATTTATAATAGTGTCCTATAAACCCCTTCTATAGTCCGCCATTTCCTGTTGTTGTTGACGTTTACCAAGACCGTGGATTTCAGCAAGATTGACAGCCTTGTCCTTTAATAGTGTAGCTCGTTCAATTGCAAGCGCCATTGCCTACTACCTTGTGAGTCTAATAAAGTCAGCATTCTCTGACGTGCAAAGACTTGAAACGACAGTTCTCATGAACATTCTTGCCTGAATCTCCCAATCTTCAAGAATACAACGAAGGTTCAAATTTGCCCATTTACCAGTAGATTGGCCTGTCACGATTGTACTAAGAGAACGCCACGTTGATCCGATTATTTTTGCGACTAAATTTTTTACGATGGCACGTTGCTTGTAAACCAGTATCGCTCCACAACCAACTACCAGATATGTGAGCCAGCCACTTTTTGAAGAGGGTCTCTTCCTCTTGCCACTTCCCTGGATCACGTCAAGGCATAACACCACGCCCTTTCTGTGTGTAGTCTTATACAAAGTTGAAAAGAGATTGTATCTAATCTCACATGTTTTTATCAACAAAAGCATAAATGCCATGATTAATTATGGATATTACCATCCACCTTAACGTTCGACTCTCATGCTGTACAATACCAAAGCAGTTGCACTTATCTTAAATAGGTGTAGATTTGGTACATACACTTCTATCTCAGGTGGGTCAGTTTTGTTTTCAAGGTCAGCAACGTTGATTGCTTTAAGCAATTTGGTATTTTCAAGTGTGCGTAAGTCAACAACCATTTTTGCAACAATAATTCTTTGTTAGTTTTCCCAAGTTATTGACACTCCTCTATTATTTTTCTACACGCCTTCAGTCTACAACAAGTTCCAAGACATAGCATTAGTAAATTCATTTCTTTTAGCAATTACAGTCCCCTTGGCGTTTTATTGAGTTGGTATCAATTAAGTTGAAAGGTAGTCACAATCATGTCTTAAAACCAGTTGTTGGTTAGTGAGTTTATCCGAAAAGCGTCCAACTCTACCAGGACCGAATTAGTAATGATTCTGGGCTGCATACTTGCATTTGTGGCCAAAACCGAGATAGTCTTAAACCATAACAACATCTTTACAAAAATTGCAACCTACATCGTACAACACTTGTTAGTTGTCCTATACTATCTCGCCCCAGGGAGCAGCGGTCTCGTTGGCTATTGCCTCACGAACTTCAACCTGAACCACGCTCATGTTGAAGCCAACTATGTAGCGTTGACGTTCAAAGACAATGTTGTTATCAGCGCTGACAAAACGCTTACTAGCACAGAGACTATCCCAGTTGATTTTTCTTTAAAAAGTGCTATATATGTCGGGTGAACAAATACGCATAGAAACGTGGTGACATTCTGCAGAACCAGGTGATGTTTAACCGGGTAATCGCACGCTAACCATTTATCTTGTGTCAGAATGGTCAAAGTAATAAGTTGCTGTGACATCAGGGACTGCGAGAAAAACATATATACTTCCCCTCCTAGGAACTATGAATTCTTGTATCCAAATTGGATTGCGCCCATCAATAGGTTGCATCAGCAGTTTTATAGCATTGTCCAGCATCGGATTTGCACTGGGGAGAACCATCTACTCTCTTGTTAAGTCAAATGGGTGTTCAATATTTTATGGCAGTCGAAAGTAGAAATTGTTGTCATAGTCGATACTGTGGTTATGGCTCAGTACTTCTTAAAGGCTATGTTGGTAAGAACTCTCATCTGGTGTATTGTTTCTTTAAGCCATGACTGCTTGTTCCATTACTTGGTTGAGAGACTCGTTGGAATGGGACCGATCGGCTGTTCCTGAGTTAGAAATTGTTGGATGCCACAAACTGATGTCAACACTAGTGCCTGAAACGTGTAGGTCTTCAGGTAGTGGATCTGGGATGGAATTTGACTAACTATTATCCGCCAAATTGTTTTGGCCAGGGTTTCGATGGGTG